TCCTGAAGTACCACTTACTCCCGATGTACCACTGCTACCTGAAATACCTGAAGTACCCGATGTTCCATTTGTTCCTGAGGTGCCATCAGTTCCTGACGTACCATTTGTACCTGATGTACCATTTGTTCCCGAAGTTCCATTCGTCCCTGAGGTTCCTGAAGTACCACTTACTCCAGATGTTCCACTAGTACCTGAAATTCCCGAAGTTCCTGAAGTTCCGTTTGTACCGGAAGTACCATTTGTACCCGAGGTACCATTTGTACCCGAGGTACCATTTGTACCTGAAGTCCCGTTAGTACCCGAGGTTCCGTCGATTCCTGAAGTACCACTAGTACCCGAAGTTCCGGCTGATGAAATAATATCTGTGGTTAATACCTTATAGGTGTTAGTTTCTGTTGAGTCATTTATAACTAACCAAGTACCCGCGGTACTTCCACTATATACAGGTAGTTGGGATATTTTTTGATTTGCCATTACAGTAAATATTTTAATATTGGTATTCTATACCGTTGTTATTTTGCGCCGTCATAATATTTCCATTTTCAAATAAAATAAAATATTCAACAACTTCAGGCGTTGGTTGAACATCACAACCTTCCGGCCAAAGAGTTACATCATTCAATTGGTACGAGTTTGGTGGTGATGCCGTTGAAAAACTTCCAACAACAAACCATATTTCTCTGGTCTCTGTTGGAGGAATCCTGTAATTTGTTATTACTTGATGGTCAGAACATTTAGTAAAATTTATTACCAAACTTGTTGGCATTAAATTTTGAACACTTACTCTTCTACAAACACAAGATGACATATTTTTTTATGTATAAATATCAGTTAAAAAGAAAAGGGAGGGTAAAAACCCTCCCTTAGTAACAAAATTGAGATTATTATCTCAAAGATTGTAGGTCAAATGTTCTAACACCATCAACTGTGATACGTCCGTAGAAACGGTTGTTAACCATTTTCTTAGCGTAACGTGTCATGATACCCTTGATAGGAGTAAAGTTGAATGGGTTATACATTGTTGGAGTCAACTGAAGAGGTACATATGGAGCGTAGATGTAACCTGTATCCAACAAGCTAGTTCCCTTGTGACCAATCAACACCTGGTTAGGTGGGAAGTATGGGTCACGGTAAACTTGGTATCTACCTGCCAATGTTCCAACTCTTTCGATACCCATGTTGTACTGGTCCTGTTCAGGAGCCGCGTTAGAAACGTGGAAGTACTCCAAGTCGTCGAAGATAGCTGATACTTCTGAAGATACAACGATCCAGTTAGCACCACCTCTAAGAGTTGATTTGTGGATTTGAGCTGAAAGCTGGTTGATAGCTGTGATCAACGTTTGGTTCCAGTCCTTTTGAGTGTAAGGAGTAGTTCCAGAAGAAGCTAATCTCTTCCATCCGTTGTAATCCCAACGAAGATCCCATGCAGCACCTTTTCTCAAGTCTCTCAAGATTTCACGGTCGATTTCAGCAGCCACTTGCTCAGACAATAAAGCTGTCAATTCAGCTTCAGCGTCGATGTTGTGGAATGCTGCAACGTCTTGTGCCAATTCAGGAGACCATTGAGCTCTAAGTTTTCTTTCTGTAACAGAAACTGTTACTGACTCAAGGTCGAAAGAAACTTCACCGATTTGATCTTCGAATTCAAGTTCCTTGTACATTCTGTAAACTGCGATGAACGCGTTGTTATCAGCTGTTGTAGAAGAGAATGTAGAACCTGTGTAACCGTCGGGTGAAGTTTGTCCACACTCAACACACACTGGAGTTTGAAGGTCAACCTCCAAGTAGATTCTACCGTCAGCAGTACAAATGTCATTGTATTGACCACCTGAACCTGTAGTTGGCCATACAGTCGATGCTGTTGAACCGTACTGAACGATACCCTTTCCGTATCTCTGAGTTACAACGTTGAACAAGTAAGGTCCTGTACCTAATCCTGTAGAAGTTGCAGTTGCAGTAGTTGGAAGGATAAGTAATCCTGAAAGGAATTCTTCTGTGTCCATAGTGTTACCGTTTGGTCCGATCAATTGACCAGCACCGTTCTGGTAGAAACCACTCATTTCGATAAGAACTTTTCTGTAGTTTCCATTAGCGTAATTATGAGGAATCAATACACTGTTATCCCAAATTACTGTAGTAGTTGTTGCTGTGATAGCAGACCACTTACCTTTTGAGTAATCGAACAATCCTGGAGGATTCAAACCAGCTTCGTTACCTTCGTAGAACAAGTCATACAAGTTCTTAGTGAAGATATCGTTGTAACCTGAAGCACCAGCAGGAACTTCAGTGTAACCTGCGTTAGGATTACCTTGTGAGTCAGCAGTTGCGTAACCAGGAGCACCAACAGGTGGGTAGTGATTACCACTGAATTGGTTTTCAGTACCACCTGAGTAACCTTGGATTTTAGGTACGAAGTAGAACAACTTACCGATAGGTAGGTTCATAGCTTGTACTGATACGATGTCGTTCGCAAGAAGTTTAGAGAATACTCTTCTTACGATTGGGAAAACAACAGTCTCGAAAGATCCTGAGTCAGATGTAGAAGAAGCTTCGTTGATTAAGTGTGAAGCTTGGTTTTCATACAACTGAGCGATGTTTTCTTTAAGGTGACCATTAAGACCCTCAAGGAATCCTAATTTGTCCCATTTGTTGATTGTGTCTTCTTTGATAACTTTCAAATGCTTCATGCCGATGTTACCAACAAGACCACTTTCTAATAATGCACCCATTTTAATTTAATTTTAAGGTTTTATTTATTTATTTTTTGCATGATATCCTTCATTCTCATGAACTGAGGATTTTCATACGTTTTTGACTCGATCAAATTTTGAGCTGAACCTGAAGCTGGTGATTTTTCAATCTTACTTACTGATTCAGTTACAACATTTTGAGTCGTGTTGTTTAGTTCATTCTTGATAGAATTGTAGAGAGACTTCGATTCTTTCAAAGATTCAACGTCGTCAAATCTTCTCAAAATATTGATTTTCTCTTGCTTCGTAGTTGTATGTTCTGTAAACAATCTTGTAGCGTATGCCAAATTAGAATTGAATACTGCAACTTCATTCAACTTTTCTCTGAACACGTTGAGAGCCTTACGGTACTCTTCGTTTTTTTCTCTCAATCTTTGAACTTCGTTGTTAATTGATTCAACTTTGACTCCGTTATCACCATAAACGTAATTACGATTATTAGTAATACCTTTTCTCAAACCACGACCCTCTTTAGAACCCATTCCGTAAGTTCTTGCGGCTTCTTTAGCCTCAGACTTTTCGTAATCTTTCTTTCCAGAGTGAGTTTTAGATTTATCACCTTTATTACCTCCGAATTTTCCTTCGTAGTCTTTATAGTGACCATCTTTTTCACCTGCCTTTTTCTTAACACCGTCTACAGTCTTACGCTTATATTCGTGTTTGTTAGAACCAAAATCTTTTCCTTCTTCCATCTCCTCTTCGGTGAATTCAAATTTCTTAGGTTTTAGGTTCATTCCAACACCCTTAGCTCTTCCCTTAGGTTCGATTGCCGCTTCCTTAGTTTCAGCTTTAGTTGTTAGTTTTGCAGACTTTAGATGACCCATTACAGGTTTGATAGTCATTTTTGTTTCATTAACATCCTCGGAATCTTCCATGTCATCCATGTCTTCTTCCTCGTCCATTTCGATTTCGTAAACTACCTCATCCATTTCTTCGTCCATAGACTCTTCGTCCATTTCCTCAGAATGTTCAGACTCATTGAAAATGTCTGCGATCATCGCATCCAATTCCTCATCTGAAATTTCATCTTCTTCAACATCCATGTCCATGTCCATTTGCTCATCCATTTCTTCGCTCATAGAGTCTTCCTCTTCTTCGCCTTCCATTTGGATGATATATTCAACATCGTCATTTTCATCTTCAATGTGAACTTGATCATCGTCTTGTGTGACAATAATACCATCTTCATCACTCATCGCTTTGAAGACTTTCAAGATTTCCTCATCAGATGCTCCTGTAAGATCAATAGGTAGTTCATCCTCTTCCTCAAAATCTACTTCAACGTCCATTTCTTCCTCATCGGAATCCATGTCCATTTCAGCATCTTCTTCGTCAGATTCTTCTGAATCCATGTCCAAAGCCAAGATATCATCTTCTTGCTCGTCCATTTCTTCAGCGTGTTCAGCCTCTTTGAGAGACTCTTTTACTAGTTCAGAGATTTCTTCCTTCATTGTTGAAGCAAGTATTCCTTTTGCATTCTCCGCTACTACTTGTTCCAAATTTTTCATTTGAAGTAGTGCTTCTTCTACTAAAGATTTGTTTTCTGCCATTTGTTAAATGCTTATTTTTTTACCTTATAAATATATCCAAAAGCAAAAAAAGTTTTTTTTTCGGTTGGCAGAACCGAAATAAAATGAAAAATCCCCCACTTTTGGTGGAGGATCTTTTTATTTTTCGATCACTTCGTCTATTTTACTTTCCGATACTGAAGTAATTCTCCAATCGTGAGGGAACCCTTCATACCTTTTAGTAACCTTAGCTTCGACATCAGTTACCGAGAAACCACGTACTAATTTCTCTTCCCTGATTTTTTTGATTTTTCCCGAATTTTCATCAGGAAGATCATACATGATCTTTGCAATAAAAAATTTTTCGTCCATATTTTCCATAAATTATTTTTGTAAATAATGGTTAAGTTTTTGTAATAAGTCAATAGAGCGGTTCATACCTTTTCCTGTATCTGAACCCACAGAGGACATTCTTGACATTTTTTCTTCCTCGAGGTTCTC